GTTTTCTGTGATGGCAGACAATTCGTTTTCAGAAAAGTGGATTCAGTCAACCAAATACAAAAACAGTCTAGCTCTGCCTTTGCGGGACCAGCTCCACACCACATGATTAGACCCGTGTCCGGGAACGGGGCCGCCGAAACGGCCTGCGGGGGATCTAGAGTCCCCACTCACTGGTTGTCCGTGATGGCAGACAATTCGTTTTCAGAAATCGTGACCCTCCAACGGGGGCATGTCGTCCTCCGGGTTGTGAACAGGCGGTACCACCTGGCGTTCAACGGGAGGCCAGTACTCGATCCGAAGGAAGATGAGCCCGGACTCGTCTGTGACCGCGCGGACGTGGATGTGGTCGCCAATCGCCGCCGCGATCTGGGCAAGTGCGTCCGTCCTGTGGATGATGTGCTGAGAGGACAGGATTCGCCCGTCAATCACAACCTCGTGATCCGAGGGGATGAACGTGCGAAACCGCACCCACATGTCCTTGCGAGTCCGTGAGTTGCGAACAGCCTCGAGAAGCTGTTCCTTGATGTCGACTGGGATCCTGCAAACCCAGAACTTGACGAACATGTCAACACATGCCTGTTCGAAGCGCTTGAAGTTGTACATGGTGAAGGCTGCGTAGAGCTCGTTCGTGTCGGAAGAAGAGAGAACCGGCATTTTGGACGATGGGCTCTCTTCCCCCGGTTGACACGGAATCCGTTTTCGGACAGTGTAAAAATTTTTGTTCAGACTCTGGCGTGTTTCGCTCTTCACGCCAGTGCCTCGAGCCAGGGTGCCTGGTCCTGCGCAGACACGCCGAGCTCGGTCATGAATGCCTTTGCCTGGTCTACTGCGTCCGGGAAGCCAGATGCTGCAAGGGCCGCCATCTTGTTCTGCAGAACCTCGCCCAGAGAGACCGGGGGTTTGAAGGCTTCGTCAAAGCCTACCATCACGTTGACTAGCCGTGAGATGTGGCCTTCGCAGCACATGCCTACAGACTCACTCGCCTCCTCCCAGAGGCGATTGAACAGCTCCTTCCGAGTTGCCTCAGGCTGCCGCATGATCGTGTGGTACAGCCCTTCCAGAACCCGGCTGTAGAGCCGGTCTCCGTGTTGGCGGCAGTTCTGCTGACTGTACCAGTGGTCAATGTCGTTCATGACTCGCATGAAGGAATGGAACTGACCATGTCTGGCCACGAACACCCGGGCGACACGAAGGCCAACCTGTTTGCCGTCGCCCTTCTCAGCGAGAAGCTTCTTCTCGCCTTCGTTGGTCTGGCGAGTGACCGCGGCTGTGTGGACGCTTTGTGCGTCCGTTGCGATGCGCTGTAGCACGGCAACTGGGGGCGGAGGTGCGCCGCCATAGTACCCTCCACCTCCCGGTGGCGGCGGGGGTGCGGCGGCGTGACGAGCCTCAGCTGCGGCACGGGCGTCAGCCATGGCCTGGCGAAACCTGGCCTGGCGATTAGCAGCGACCTGCGCTGCAACCGCCGCCTCGGCCTCGCGCACAATGACGTGCCGGGCGCAGAGACGCTCGTTCTCCGCATTGGCCCGGGCGCACCAGTGCTGGTTCATACCCGTGCCGATGATGTGTTCGCACTGTCCGGCCACGACGGGCGGCAGACGCGCGGCGATGGGTGCATGCATCCCGCAGTGGATGCGGTTCGGTGGAACGGTATCTGGGTGGGTGAAGACCTGGTGTTCGCAGGGGCGGTGGTCGGACTGCTTGATGAAGTTGCAGTTCTGGAAAGGCATCTTGGCAGTTGGAGAGAGAAGAAGCTTGGGAGGGGCCGCGCCTGGGTTCTCCGTGAAGTGTAAAAATTCGTTTTCTGAGGTGGGATCAGCACATATATCCGTTGAGCATGTCCTCCAACTGGTCGTAGGGGGCGACCTTGCGGTATGCCAACTGCCCAATCAGCCGCTTGAACACAGCCTCTCGGGAGAACTTGTCCACGGTCGCGGCAAGAAAGGTCACAAACTCTCTCACGGAAAGGTCTTGGCCTTGGCGTCCACGAAAGGTCTCGCGGAACACCTGGATAAAGGCGGGGTAGACATCGTAGGATACAATAGCTTGAAGAATCACGTCAAACTCAACGAAGGAAAGTGACGTATCCATTGTGTCTGACAGAGTACCTGTCCCTAACGGAATCCGTTTTTTAAAAACGGATAGAACCCGCTCCAGCCAACGGACACCATGGCTCTCAACATCGACAATGCACTCGTCGACACACAGGAGCGTCTTCCCAACTTGATCGGCACGACCAACTACACAGTGGACAAGACGCCAGAAAATGAGCCGCTCTGGCTCGTGGACTTCGGACATCACAACGAGCTTCTCGTCGTAGAGGTCATCCTTCGTGACAATGCGATTGTGATGTCGGTTCTAGACGTATTCGGCTACGATCCCAGAGAGGTGACGAGGATCATGGGGGTATTCATGGAGCTACTCAACATCGTGTAGGCATCTTATCCGCCACAACCTTCACCAGCTCGATCTTGATGGGAACAAACACCTTACACTCGTGAACTTCGGGCATACGGCACTTGACGCAGAACATTCCGGGACATTGGCAGTTGAAGATGAGGTGAGTACGCTTTTTACACTGGGAGCACTTGGTGAGCGGCATGGTGCTGCTCTTGAACTTGCCGTCAGACTTTTCGTTTCCTAGAAGCAATGAAGCTGATCAAGTATACAGCTCAAGTGGATCCGGATGTCCGGTATTCACAGGAGACGTTTGCAGAGTTGCTTCAAGTGTACTTATCAGATCCAGGTGGGTGGGAGGCGCATGGATACCGGTTTGAGCTGGTGAAACAGCGGCCAAACGTGGTGATCCGACTGTCATCCCCCGCAACCATCACGAAGATGTGTGGACTTCCCAAAGGCTTGTCATGTGCTGAAGTGGGAGGTCATAACATGTATCTGAATGCCATGCGGTGGACACAGGGTGCGTCAAAGAGCGGACAACCACTGGATTCGTATCGTCAATACATGGTGTCGCATGAAATGGGTCACATTTTAGGTCACGAACACGCACACTGTCCGGGCAAGGACAGCCCGGCACCTATCATGCTGCAACAGACACTGGGTCTGAAAGGATGTGCACCCAACACCTCGATCACATTGATGGATTTGAAGGTTTAGTTGCTGTAGGCCAGACCACCCATACCGCTCATGACGCGGAAGATGTTGTAGTTCACGGCATACAGGCGGAACAGGTAGGGGAAGCTCTTGCTCGGGAACGAACCAGCCACCAGAGCCTTGCCATCTACACCTGTGATCGAATCGAAGACCAGGGTCGTGGTGTCGACACGGGAGAAGTTGCACGAACCAGACGGCTGGTGCTCTTCGGGGGCCAGGGAGAACGAGTACACGTTGATCGGGTTGATCGACTGCGTGTAGCCAACGCCCGAGACAGCAACCGTCTGACCTGCGACAGTCGCAGTCGTGGCACCGGCCGAGTTGACCTGCTGGAAGCCGAGCGAACCTCCCGTGACGGTGTCAAGAACGGCGTTATTCGGGTCATAGAGGACATAGAACGTCACGGTTCCGGCCACGTTGGGCGTGTAGCTCAGCGTTGCAGCCGTAGGTGCAGACGTGCCGTTGGCCGTGAACGTGATCGTCGTTCCAGCCGGGACAACCTCGGACATCACAGAGGAAGCGGGAGGACCTGTTGCATTCACGACAACCGCCGTCAGACTGCCATAGAACGCAGCGTTAGCAGCTGTGGGCGAGACCCAGGTGATGCCTGTGACCGCATACGAGTTCACAGCAGCTGTTGTAGCCGTAAACACTCCATACGAGGCTCCATACGAGGTCTGACCCACCGGCTGGGTGTAGGCGTGAACCTCGAAGGCGCCGCCGCTGTGGTGCTGGTAGGGCTGCACCTTCCAGAAGTAGTCGCCGTAGCGCTCGTCGAAGCGGTCCTGGCCGTTGAGCTGGAGGCGGCAGCGGTTGGCGATATCCGCATACTGAAAGGGCTGGGTGTTGTTCGCGGCCGGAAGTGCGGCGAAGGCCTGACCGACGACCGAGCAATCGAGGACACGCGCATCCTGGTAAACCCACACCAGCTCCTTAACCGGGTGGTTGAGGGTCAGATCCAGGCGCACTGTCTGGGAGGTGATCGACTGCTGGAGACCATACTGGAGCTGGTCAATCAGGTACTCGTGCGTCTGCTGGGCGAAGCGGCGGCGCTCGTCCGTGTCGAGGTAGATGTAGTCCACATAGACCGCCGCATCCTTAAAGCGGGGAAGAGCAGCAGCCGCACCCGTGATCGACGCAGAGGGAGTCGTTGTGTTCCACGCAACACCACCCGTTGTGATGTTCTGCACCAGGTCCGTGGCCTGACGGAAGATGAAGTTCAGGCGCACCTCGTGGTACTGGAGGGCGATGAGCGGCAGAGCCAGACCGGGGTTGCGGCAGAACCAGAACTGGAGCGGGATGTAGAGAACCGCCGGGCGGCCGTTGCAACCAGCCGGGGTGGAGTAGGTACCGGCCACGTTGGCACCAAGCATCTGGTCGAGGCGAACCGACTGGTCATACGGCGAGGTCAGAGACTCCCAGATGTACATCCACTCGCCGTAGTGGCGGTCCATGATCTGGCCACCGATCTCAATCTCCACCTGCTGGATGAGGAGGTAACCCAGACGGCGGCGACCACCGGCCGTCCAGAGCACGTCGTTCGCGGCACCTGTTGCCGCCGCACGGGTGTCAGGCAGCGTGACCTCGAGGTAGGTGCGGAACATCAGGTCAGCATTCCGGTTCACAACCACCACCGAGCGCTGACCGTAGGCGGGGGAGCCGGTGAAGTTGACACGCATGGCCTCCATGGCGAAATTGGTATGACGCTTGTAGAGCACCTTCCAGAAGGTGATGTGGGGATTTCCAGTGATGTAGGCATCCTGAGCACCATATGCGACGAGCTGGAGAAGACCACCGCCCATTGTGTTTATCTTTTGCGAGGATATATTCTTGTCGCTTCTGAACAATGGAAGGTGGCGAATACAAGACACAGGGAGCAGACACCTGCGTTTACATCCCCGATGTCGCATGTGCCACGAAGAAGGGAGCAACGATACGGTCTGCACCCCCTGGAACTGAATTCGTCTCCCGTATCACTCGCGATAAATACGAAGTCACGGTTCAGAAGGCTGTAGTCAAGGCGCTCGATGCCATCGCGGTAAAGGGTAATGGTATCTCCCAGTTCTTCAACTTGGCCAACAGAGCATGTGCCCCCAAGTTCAAACCGGAAGACAAGCAGAAGAACTGTACGATCCCCCTGCTCCAGGGTAACAAGGGATTAATCAACTTGGTCACTCCCAAGCAGGGCGACACGCTCTATCGCAGCATATTCGCCAAGTCCAAGCCGGATGCACTGATCAAGTCATCCTTGAAGGGACTGATGCTTGCCATGGTGCAGATGAACGCCGAGAAGGTGACCCACAGTGATTCGCATTTCAACAATCTCGGATGGATGGGTGACCAGCTTGTCATATTCGACTGGGGGCGCGGAACGGTGGGTCACGAATCATTCAAGAAGTGGGTGAGGTCGTATCTTTCGTGGAGCAAGGCACAACAGGACAACTGGAAGACGCTCAGTCAGCACACGATACAGTTCGCACTTCTTGACGTATATCATTTGAAACTCAAGATGCCGAGCAAGGGACTCTTTTCAACGATACTGTCCGTGTGGGATACGCTTGGACTGCTGGGACCGGCACGTGCGGCGGGAGTTGTCTCCGAAGACAAGGCCAAGGCATTCGCGGATGAGATATTCGAGTCGATCAGCAAGAAACCAAATGAGCTTCTGACCGAGAAGCTTAAGGTCATGATTCCGGAGCTGTTCGGAGACCCACCGGCCATTCACCCAATCGTAGCGGAAAAGCCTATGCCTCCCGCAGAGGCACAGGCGGTGAGCCGCATCATCCCTGCGGTGGTGAATAACCCGGAATCATCCGTTGTTGAGGTCAAGGCGGTTCCGGCTCCGGCAGCCGACCCAGAGAAGAAGAAGCTCGAAGACATGAAAGACGCGTGTCGGAAGCTTCTTGCACCTGGAGGAGGTCGTCGTCGTACGTTTCGTCGTCGAAAGCATCGAGGAGGTGTTTTTAAAGACTCTGGGGGTAGTGCGATTACATTTGAATCAGGGGAGGGCGAGGGGTGGAATTTCCTTCCATATAAAGCGGTCGAGAAAGGTGAGCCTGAACAGTTTAAGCCTGAACTCGACGACCCGAAGGCATATGTTGCATATATCTCAGTAGATGATACGATTGTAAAGAAACACGACATGATAAAAGCCGCGACCTCCGAGGGCGAGGGCGATCTTGTCAAGAGGATCACGAATACATATGTACGCGAATACAGATGCAACCTGAACGAAATGGTCAGACGGGACGAGACGGGTTGGGTCCGTGTTGGAAAACGACTGACAAGACGAGTCAAACAATTCAACTCGACTACGCGCGGTCAAGATCAGACAATAGACTATGTATTCGAGAACGCCGAAGGGTACTGTCTCATAGTTCCTAAGTTTAAACAGACAGTTGATACTCTCTCCGTCCCGGACAAACTCAAAGCATTATTCGAGATCTTACATGGACTTGTTGCTATCGATGGTACATTCGTGATCAATGATCTACATGATGGAAACATGGCAATTATGCCCGATGGACATGCCGTTACATTTGACTACGATAAGCTGAAAAGCCCCGACGAGTTCAGAGTGTATGTTGAAGCCATACGCACCAATACGAGCGGCACATACGACGATTTTCCACAATATGCCCACATACGGAATCTCGAAGACGGCGTAGATATGGACACTCTCACGAGGGTTTCCGACATACTTGCGGTTCTAACGGCGGTTGGGGAAGTAGCCATTACGAAGAGTGCCGCCATTGATACGTGCCGGGCAGCAGTATGGGCGGCAAAAGATGATAAGAAAGCCCGTGGCGCTGCGATCACGTCGTTACAAGGCGTTCTCCTCCCTGTCAAGGGTGGTGGAACTAGGCGGCGGAAACGCCTACCCCGACTTTACTGAGTGCCTCCTTACACGCCACCTGCTCTGCCTTCTTTCGTGTGGATCCAACGCCAAGTCCATAGACCTTTCCAGCGACCATGACCGCCACCACAATCTCGTTCTTCTTCGGGTCATTGGATCGCATCTCGTACTCCGGGGTGCACTTGAACTCCCGCTGACAGTACTTCTGAAACAGGTCCTTGAAGTTCGTCGCCGAGTTCACGATTTCATCCACGTCCAGGTAGGCTTCCATCACAGTGGTCACGAAGGAGTACACAATTGCAAACCGGTTCCCACAGTCCGTCCACAGAGCTCCCAGAAACGCCTCAAAGATGTCGCCAAGCTTCTTGGTGTTCGAACGCCCAGCAATGGCCACCGAGTCCTCGTTGTGGCGGGAAATCACATAGAATCGATCAAGACCGATCACCTTCGACAGCCCCCCGATTCGGTCATTGTTGACGAGCTCCTTACGGGCGTCCGTCAAGAATCCCTGCTTCTTCTCGGGGAACTTCTTGCGTAGATACGTCGCGATACAGGCACCGAGGACTGCATCACCTTCAAATTCCAGGCATTCATAGCTCTCATCTTGGAGGGGCATAACGCCGGAGGGACAGGGAGCGAGAACGGCCGGCTCTCCATCAGGCGTAGTGTAGTCTGTGCGTCGAACGTAGGTTGTATGGACCATTGCGGTCTGAAAGACCTTCCGGTTGCTGACGCGGTAATGCGGGAGTCCATGACGACGGAGAATGCGGTGGATGTCATCCTCAGTGAAAGGTCGATTGGAGGCATTGTAGGGCGAGTACATATGCTTCCTTCGTCTCCTTCGCGGTAAATTCGTTTTTGTCGGCTGAATACAATGAGGACTCGTCGACGGACCGGAGGATTCCTGGGTATTAAGAAGGCAGTCAAGGCAGTGTTCCAAACAAAGAAGCAGACCAAGCGTATGTACGAGCTCTCGCGTCGGCGTCAGCTCAAGCGCGCAAAGGCTCAGGCTGAAATGAGTCGCCGTAAGCACTTACAGCGCGTAGCTGAGGCTCGTGCCAATATCGAAAACGCACAGTATAAGTAATGGGTCAAATCCAGTCCTTTGCATATAACGTTGTTCGCACACCTGAAACTGCCCCGCCAATTGAGACCTGCATTGTGGATGTCGCCGCATGTCGCTACGAGATCCCTTCACGCAAAGACATGGCAATTTGCTTTGTCTTCTTCAACCCTGCCCACTCAAAGAAGATGCTGATGAACTACTTCTACACGATCGAGAAATTGAAGTTGGCGAAGATCCCATATTACACGATGGAACTGACGTTCGGCGATGCGGAACCGGAGATCGCGGATGCCTACCACGTCAAGGGGGACAGCGTGTTTTTCCATAAAGAGGTGTTGTGCAGCCTACTCGAAAAGCGGATCCCCTGGCGCTTCAAGAAATTGATGTTCCTGGACGCAGATGTCATCTTCGGCAACCCGAGGTGGTACAGCGACGTATCGCGGCTGCTGAGTACATATGAAGTCGTGCAGCCGTTCTCGTCGTGCGTGTGGCTCGACAGTACGTACAAGAACCTTGTCCAGACCCGGTTGTCCGTGGCCTACATGGATCGACTCAACCTTTACAACCACAATTACCATCCTGGATTCGGGTGGGCCTTCCAGCGCAAGTGGTTCAGGGAGATTGGGTTCTATCAGCATGGCATCACAGGCAGCGGAGACACCTTGTCCACCGCTGCGTGGTTGAACATTAAGTTCCCGAGAGGCTACGTGCATCAGGCACTGATTCCATCGTATGAAGAATACTCGCGCATGGTTCTCCCCAAGGTGTCATGTGCCCTCGGAACCGTGTATCACCTGTGGCATGGCTCGGCCAAGAACCGGAAGTACGTCGACCGTCACAAGATCCTCAATGGTGTCCGCGATGTGCGTTCGATCGTCGAACCCAACGCAGACGGCGTATGGGAGCTGACGAATCGCGAGGTCGATGAGAAGATGCGCGAGTACTTCACCTCCCGCGAGGACGACGGGGTTTAAAGATTTTCTCCGTCCAACACATATCCGTGCATTGATGCGAAAACAGTTGTCTACACTGGCACTTCAAGTGGTTGAGCGACAGAGGCAGTTATCCGTTGCGGTGACGCGAGTCCAGTATGGATTCATGCCCCGCGAAAATACCCTTGAAGCGTCCCGACACCTGAAAGACATCAACGCACTCCTGCGGGAGATTGAAGCGTCTCTACAACCCGCTTTCGACCAAGTAAAACAAAAAGCATAATGGGTGATATGTTTGTCGCCGCTGCGGTCGCCATTGGCGTTACGTCCTGTCTATGCTGTTCTATATGTCTACCAGGTGTGGTCAGCCAGGTTGAAATTGTCTACATCCGGAACCCGGTTCCACGCGTCATTGTTTACTCAGCGGGATCGGATGAGCCCGAAGACCCAATTGACTTCAACTCGAATCCAAAGTCGTCGGCAACCAGCTTAGGCTCGTGACGGCGCACAATCTCCTTCATCACTTCACCACCACGATCTCCCAGAATGTCCTTGAGATAGATCTCCAGGTCCTTCTTGGACAAACTCCACCCCTTCTTCCACTTGTTGGGTCGCTTGACGTTAAACATCGCGTCCGACTCGCTGAGGTGGATCTGGTCAGGCAGAATGGTATGCGCGTACAATGCGGCGAGATCTGTCTCAATGCTGCGACGAGTGTCGCGAAGCTCCGACACCCGACCATTCAGCTCGGCGATGTTCTTGTTGACGCGAACGTACTTGGAGAGGATAGGCTTGAGGGCATCCATTGTGGTTTGTATGACACTCGCAAGGAAAGTATCCGTTTTAAGCAAGGATGTTCCTCTTCGACGAGGACGAGATTGAACGGTTACGTACCGTCTATAACAAGGAACACCCGAAGGAGCCCCAGATTCAAAAACGCGGCTCCTCCGCCGTGTGGGCCGAACTGAAACGCCGCCTCCACTCCAAGTGTAACACCGGTGAGCCGACGTGCATTGTGAGCTCAATGATCAAACGTCCTCGCGCACCGACCTCTTGGAAGAAGAACCCCACTGAATGGTTATCGTCCGACGACATCGACAAGGTCGAACGGTCGTACGAGAAGGTGATCGAGGACTACCACTTCATTGGATGTGTTCCGATTGATTTCGACATCAAGTCTGAGATGTCCAAATGCATCGTATCCACGCTGTGCTCGATGAAGCTGGAGCAGTTGTACAAGAAGGGCTATCGGCGGATCGGAATCGTGTTCAATACCGATGTTCACGATGGACCCGGTCAACATTGGATCGCCGCGTTCCTGGATATGCGCGATGAACTGCAGTTTCCCCGCATGACCTATTTTGACTCCTATGCTCACAAGCCCGAGAAGGAGATCCAGCGATTGATGTTTCGGTGGAAGGATCAGTGGGACGGAATGCATCCACACGAAACACCCATGAAACTGACCTACAATTCAACACGCCACCAGTTCAAGGAGTCGGAGTGTGGAATGTATTGCTTGTACTTCCACTATGCATGTTTGATGGACATTCCGATGGGGACTCGCATTTCGGACGAGGACATGAATCACCTTCGTCGTGGCGGTGAAACGCTAGGTGCATTATTTGTGTGATATTACGTAATGGAACCGCTAGTCGTGGTTGGAGCACTGGTTGCGGCCGGATATATACTCGCATCGTCAGAGACACCTCTTCAGGAGGATCGCAGCAAGACCCTGGTTGACTACTATGTACAGGGAGGCGATCTAGACACTGCCCTAGACAAGGGGTATCGTCTCATCGAGCTCCACGTGTATTCCGATGGAGAGGATCAACCCGTAGTCGCCCTCAGTCCGCAATATGACGGTATAAATGCTCGGGGATTCCAGTCGTGCTGTGCTGCGATTCTGCAAAAGGCCTTCCCGTCCAATGACCCGCTGATTCTGAGCATCGTTCTCCACACAGAAAAGAGCGTCACCGCGAACCGTGTCGCATATCACCTCAAGACCACAGTTCGGCGGCAGCTGTTCTCGGGGTCTATCGAGAACATCCCACTCTCGGAACTCGCCAACAAGGTCGTTGTTGTATGTGGCAACGAAGCACGGGGGACAGACCTCGAGCCATTAGTGAATGTATCCTGGAACGAGAGTCACCTGCGCCGACTCACCTACCAACAGGCAGCTCATCCTCGTGAAGCCGAAGAACTGCGTTCGTTCACGCATTCGCACATTGCGATTGTCGCACCTGACCAGGCCTTTTCTAAGTTCAAGGTCATGGATGACGTGTATGCGTATGGTTGTCAGTGGAATCTGTGCCCGACTCCCCTCGGTCGCCCTGGATTCATTTCGCGTACTTAAAACAAAATGGCAGGAAACGCTTGGATCAAGCACGTCATGTCGGTTCGCGCGACGATGAAGAAGAAGGGACACCTTCCCAAGGGCTTCAAGGGCATGAAGATGGCGATCATGGAGGCCAGGAAGACGTGGAAGAGCAAGAAGGCGCCCGGTGATATGGGACACAAGACCCGTCGCCGCCACCGCAAGAGCCGCCGCTCGATGTTCTAAACAAGAGCTGATCGCATCACGAACCATGTAAGCACAACCATACACAGCATATACACTTTCATCAACAGCGAGGTCTCCTCACCTCCATGTTTACGAGAGTAAACTTCCACCTGCGATCCGTCGAGTACGCTTAGGGTTACGGTTCTTGGTGTAGCTTCCATTATCGAGTCGTCGGCATGTCTTTCCATGGTAGGTTGCTTTGGAGCACCCACTCTTGTAGTAGGCCACATGGTGTGCGTACCCTTTAAAGCTACGGATCGACGAGTTCGTTTTCTCGGAGAGACGTCGTAGGAGTCCATACATCCAATGGAGATAGGCGGTGCGCGATTGCAAATCAATTGTATGTGAGCTTATGTACCGGGTGACGACCTTACGCAGTTTGGGGAAGGGATATGTCTTGGTAAGGCTGTGGAGGAACCCCTGCTGTGTATTGATATCATCTAACTCAGGCTTCTCAGGGAAGTTGTAGGCGATGGCAAATAGAAAGTCGCGGCCGGGCACACCGTGCGGAGGCTTCTTGAGGAGATCAGCATACTTCTCATGTACATCCTGATACGTCGGATCGGGCTCCGGTAGAATTACCGAGGGATCCTTGTCGGCCTGTAGTTTCAGCTTATGATTGACCATGCGGTGAATCTCGTAGAGCCAGTGTCCGGCGTCCGCGCCCTTTGCCAAGGGGTGATCTGCAATGAAGTTCGACGTACTTTCCCGACAGAACTTGCAGGGAAGGATTCGAGACATGAGCGTCAATGTATGGTCGGGTGTCGGTGACCCCTCGGCAATTAAGTGGAGCAGTTGCCACCCACTTGGCCCCCAGAATCTTGTATCCATTGCTATCAGTGCATATCTTTTGCTAACCACGCGGCGATCTGAATCGTCATGGCGGAGTCAAACACGGGGTTGTGCGCCTTGCCCACTGGAAATGCCTTCTTCAGTTCAGCGTCCAGCTCCTTCGAGATGCAGTGGTAGGTACCTTCCAGCTTCGCCGTGCCACACCGTTTGCTGAACTCGGGGTTATGACTCGCAATATCAAAGATCTTTAACGGTGCGTGGTAGGCGATCTTGTACTTTGTACATGCAGACTTGATGGCCTTCAGATCCATGTCCCCCTTCACAATGACCGTAGATTCGCTCATCATCTTCACGAATCCAGTCATCCAGGACGTGGGCTTCAAGTGCGGCTTCACCTTAGGGTCCGCAAAGTATGCCTTCACACTGTCATCATTATGCAGGAACTCCGGTGCCGACCGTTCCGTCTCTTCGAGAATATCCAGGATCTCGGCTGTCTTGGGTGTCACTGTGGAATAGCTGGATGAGACGCGGTTCAGCTGTCCACCCGGAGGCGGAAGAACAACGAAGAACGGCGCGGAACGAACCCATCCATCGCCATTGCGAGTCAAGTGGTAGCCACCTACCTCTCGAGGGAGAAATGTAGATCCCAAGTGCCAGAACTCACAATCAAACGCCAACAGCGAAGTGGTGTTTCCTGCCAATCGATTCAGAGCGTCGCTCCGGATCCTCATTATGTCGTTCCCTGAAAAACATTCTGAACCACTCAATAAATGCTCGATACCAAGGACATCATCATTCTGACAGCGGCGTTTTATCTCGGAAGCGTGGTGGCTGGATTCTTCAAGTCGCTGAATGACGGTATCCTCGTGCCACTCCTGGCTCCTGCCGCGTCGGCGGGTAAGGGAATCTCCGGCTTCTCTATCAAGGTCGGCTCGGCTGACCTCAAGGTCGGCCAGGTGATCGTGGAGCTGGTGAACCTCACAGTGTCCTTCGCACTGGTCGTCTTCACCATCGGTCTGCTGCGCTCGTACGTGCTGAGCAAGATCGGTGCTAAGCGTCATGGCGGTGGGGATGGCTACTGATCAAAGTAAAAAATAAGACGGATGAACAATGGACTATTTCACCAGCCTCAAGGACTCAGCCGCAAACAGCTGGAGTAGTCTCACAGGAACAGTTTCGGGCTACTGGTCGAATCGCCCGTCGTGGTTAGGCGGTCCTGCTTCCCCGCCGCAGGGAGGTCGTCGCGGCAAGACCTACCGTCGCAAGGGTAAGAAGAAGTCTAAGCGTCGGCGCACCGGAAGGAAGTCCAGCCACCCTTAGGCATCTTGCCATAGGCCGCCTCCAACCGCTTCTTCAGCTCCTGCGGAGTTCCCTTCCCCATCAACTCATTCGTCCGCTTCCACTCACTGAATGTACTCGTAATGTTAGTCCATGACGACGGCTCATGCTCCTGCTCGTCCACCCGGAGCTGCGGGAAGGCATGGATCTTCTCACGGAGGAACTTGGCGATCACGTCACTGTCCTCCCTGTACTCGGCAATATACTCCATGACCTTCTCCGGCGGAACCAGCTTCTTCAGACCTTTACCCTCCGTGAAGAGGTGAACCAGGTAGTTGAGAAACGCCGTCGCCCACGTCTCACTCATACAGTTCTGCTTCATGTTCTCGTCCATCGGCTTCTCATGCGGAAGACGAGGCGAGGTTACGAACTTGGTCGGGTAGTTGACAACCACCAGACGGCGCCACGTACCCCCGTCCTGCGTGTTGATCTTCGGCTTCTCGTTACACGCCAGATTGAACCGGGCCTGGAGCTCAAAGTCAATCATCTGCTTCGAACCCGCATACAGGTCACGAGCCGTGATCTTCTCCGATGAGGCCAACTCCTTCATCAAGCCCGTGTTCAGTGGGACCTGCTCGTCTGGCTCCTGCATCGTGCACCAATGACGACCCTTGATACGGATCAGCTCCGGAGCCGCGGAGGCAGACTTGTTGCGCCCCTGTGTCAGCAATGAGATCGGCACTGTACACGCATAATCACCCATCGTCGTCGACATCAGAATCATCAGCATGGACTTGCCGTTCGACCCATCGCCGGTCAAGATGTGGAACTTCTGTGCGTCATTCTCACCCGACAATGCATTGGCGAGGTAACCCAGGAAGTATGTACGCACCTCCGGGTCGGGCAGAATATCATTGATGAACTTCTGCAGCTCTGACCAGCACTCGTACTGGTAATACTTCTTGTTCGGGTCGTAGTCGAGGTTCGTGCAGAAGGAGATGTAATCCTCTGGCTTCCCGTCGCGGAACGTGGGAGGCATGGTCGTCATGTCGAAGATACCGTTGCGGAAGGCGATCAGACGCTTGTTCTCGTCCACCTTGGCAACGAACTCCTCGTCGAGGAACAACTCACGGCACTCATCCATCACACTCTTCTTGAAGCCTGTGCGCTTGAGCTTCACGATCAGATCCGTATACGTCTTCTTCTTCTTCTCTGCTGTGCAGGACTGACATGCGGCGGGATTGTGTCCATCACCCTTGCCCAAACACTCCGGGAGTACGCTCAGCTCCCGATCCATCTCCAGTACGAACCGACGATACTCCTTCACCACATCACTCGAGAGCCGCAGCTGGAGAGAGATTCCGCGATCGGTCTCGCGCCAGATGTGACCAATGAAGCGATACCAGACATTCGCACCGAACTTGGCGCACTTGAACTCGTCGCGGTACATTGCGTAGACCACCTGGGCAACGTCGTGCTCCGTCTGCGAGGCCGCCGACTCCTTGATCAGACTCTCAATATTGGTCTTCTCAATCTCAAGGTAGCGGTTCAGGTTGTCGCTGCGAGACCAGAAGCGCAGACTGCCAATTCCCAGCTTACTTCCGTCGTTGCGGAACCCAACCGACATCCACTTGGACTCCGTCTCACGGAAATCGTACTTGTCCTGTGCCTTCTGGCTGAAGGTATGCCAGACTTCGTTGAGGTCAGGGTGGATGTTCTTGAGGCAGATACAGACATCAACCCAATCCTTGTATTCGGTATACCTGCCCCCCGAAAGGTTATCCACATGATCTGCATAATACTTGCGAAGCGCATCCGTCAGCGGCTGCTGGTAGATGACACGGTTTGGAGACGACTCGCGAGACCCGGGCTCTACACGCTGAGCCGGACGACCACGAGCCGGAGTCACTGCACGACCACCCGAGATCGGCGCACGGGCACTCATCTCCCGCTCAAAGGCTGCACGAATCTCCGTACCCAGCTGGGTCGTAGGGCTGCCAATTGCACCCGGTGTCTGCAGGGAGAACCGTGCAACCAGCTCCGGTGTCACGTTCTTGTCGCGGTCCTCGTCAATCGCAACCTTCCCGTCCTCCGGATCCCACTCGGCCACATACCTCACTTGGTAGGGAGCCGGAAGTCCACCGTGCTCGTCCCACTTCTTCGAACCAAGCATCGGCCACCACGTGCACTTGCGCGTCAGCGGGGTCTCGTCGTAGGCCTCACGCCAACCCTTCTCCACCGGAACACCCTGGAAGAGGGACTCCATCCGTCCAACCAGTGCACCACGAATGGCCGTCTCCGTCCTGGCATCCGCCATCAGGCTCGGGATGACAATGTGGATACCGGACTTGGTCTGATCCTTGCCCGGGTACCACGTCGGATACGACTTCTCCATCACGTAGACATCCGTGCTGTCCTTGATGACCAGATACTTGGCAACCTCGGTCATGTAGGCCTCGATGAACGCCTTGGTATGCTCACGCGTGTGAAACGGAGTCGAATGCTTCCCCTTGTAGTTGAGATCCAGATCAACACGAAGCGGCGCGATTCCCTGCGACAGCTTCTCGAAGAGTGTTGGTGTAGGACACCGGGCGTTGATGTACTCGCAGTAGAGCTCACGGAACTCCTTCATTTCTTCGGGTAGAATTCGGTAGTTGATACGAGATCCACCGAGCTGATGAGTCTCCTGACCACTTCCGCTCTCCGAAACGCGCTTCGCAAGGAAGTCATCGAGGCGAGAGGGGTGGAGCATCGTTAATTACTCTCCCGATTAATCGTCGGCGACTGATTCCTTTTGAACGCACGAAAGTGGGTTCTGATGTTCAAAACGGACGAACCTTTTGTTACCAAACAGTAAGCAAAATGAAGTTCTGTAAGCAGTGCTCCAACTTTCTCTACGACATCACGGAGCGTGACGGTAAGGCTTACCTAAAGTGTCGAGCATGTCCCTACGAGGAGGAGTCGGGAGTGGTGATCTACGAGCATGACCTTCAGCAGGATACGTCGGTTCAGTACTCGATCAACCCGTACCTGAAGCATGACCCGACGCTGCCTCGTTTCAAGAACATGACGTGTCTGAATCCCACCTGCGCTACGCAAGGGAAGGAGTCGGACATTGTAGGTGTGAAGTTGGACTCAGTTAACGTAACCTGGATGTACCAGTGCGCAGTGTGTGATGCGATGTGGAAGCAGAACGCACGGTCTTAATGCTTCTCATCCTGAGGAAGAGACATCAAACCATACAGACCCACCAAGAAGACGAACGTGTGCAGTGCAAATCCTACCGCCGTCGGGCATCCGCTTGGCGACGCTACGGCTCCACCGAACAGACGATTGGCGATGCGGAACGAGGTCGGACTCGCTAAGACAAAGAACAGCAGCGTCGTGTAGAGCGAGTACTTGAATTTTAATCCTTCGGAAAGCGCCATTGTTCTTCCATGAGTAAAAAGTACTTACGCCCTCGTGATGGCCGCGTTGAAGTTCGTGAACGAGGTGCCGCCGCGTCCGGCATTGGCGTTGGCGTTCTGGATCAAGTTCGTCTGGAGAACAATCAACTGGTTGGTACCCGAGTACTTGGCGGCTGGTTGGTTGACCACCTGGCCCAGAGGACCCGCAGAGCCGAGGAAGGCGACCTGTGAAAGTGCTTTTGGGTTAGAGCGGTTCATGACAACTTGACGAGGCGCTACGCGTTGAGGAACAAGCTGCCCCCTTGTCGCATAGCTCATAGCAGACAACTGAGTCACTGCAGTTAAGTACTGTCCGGCGCCCTCGTAGCGTAGAACGTTACGAGCTTGGGGCACTGCGGCCCTGTTGGCGTTGGGATTCGAGACAACTTGCGCCTTCACGAAGCTCAGGTAATCCGATGCAGAGCGGGTAGGCATTGTTCTCAATCCAGGAAATATCTGGGCTGTCCGGGGAACAGCACGGACTTTGACTGGTCAGCACCACTCGCTGCGGTTGAGTTCCCCCGCGTGTTGATCACGAAGGAGGCAACAGTCCTTGACGATGCACGGAGAGACTCCCGAGACGCAAGAGACTGTGAAGACGTGATCGAGGGAGCCTGGACCACCTGGCCAACCCGCGAATACTTCCATGTGAAGAAGCTATTCGCCTGTGCACTGCTCTTTTGAAACTGTGTGAAGTCCGATGCAGCACCACGGATGATCGGCATTTATTGAAAACGAAAGAGTATGTTCCTAGACAAGAGAAGGACATGTCCACTGACCATCCTGAAGTTAAGCCTGTCTTCCGTTCTCAGGTTGTGAAGGCCATGGAGACACCGCGTGTCACCAAGCCGTACTTCACCAAGTATGAGTATGCAGTGCTATTAGCGTCTCGTCAGCAGCAGATCGCAGAGGGTGCCAAGCCGCTTGTGAGTCTAGATGGACTCAGGACAAGCGACCCGCAGTTTCTGGATCAGGTCGTGAAGCGCGAGATTGAGCAGCGGAAACTCCCCTACGTATTCCAGCGTCTTATGCCGAATGGAAACGCTGAGTTCTGGTCAGCTCAGGAGCTCGAGCTCAGTTGGTGAGCCTTCTTCCGCGCGGCCGCCGACAAAAAGATTGACACACCCGCAGTCCCCCCCAGCATCAGATGCATGAACGCATGCCACCAGTTGGATACTCTCAAATCTGGATCCCAGGCAAGGGTCTGTGTATGTTTTCCATAGTAGTAGATGGTCAATGCCGACCCGAGGAAGACTGAATACGGAAGCAGGGAGTAAGGCAGGTATTGGGAAGTAGTGTAGACTGCGCACAGATTCCCAATTTGGGCAAACACCACGTCAAGTGGAAGGAGGAATGGGTATGCGGGTTTCGTTGAGTGGTAGGCCACAGATACGATGTAGGTTCCCGATACAAGCCCGGAACAGACATACTCACCGGTCAAGTAATAGGCTGAAATGGGAATGAAGAAGAAGTGACTCGATGCCACGAGTACCCAACTAGGCGCCGTAGCGTACATTATTACACACTCACTGCCGGGCCCGAAAGTCGTTCAAGATCCTCTCGCGACGGGGGAAAGAGCAGGAGTGGCTTGAGCTCAGGCTTCGCAGCGAACACGTTGGGTGCATCCCGACGGAAGGTGCCCATGCCCATCTGGACATCCAGTGAATCGGGTCCGAACCTCACCACGTCAACCTGATTCTTGGAGACAAACTCAGGGGCCGGAGGGTTGATAAGCAGGTACAGTGCAAGGAGCACAACGGCTCCAACGGCCAGATAGACAGACTTTACCTTCATTGTTCTAGTCTGCGAAAAACGAACTGTGCTTCACAAATAAGAACCGAGGCATGGATTTTCCGATTCCGATCCGATGCTATACGTGCAATCTCCCCATCGCCGGTAAGTGGAAGGAGTATCAGCGTCTCATCAAGGCCTATCGTCGCGAGGAGGGTCGCGCACCTGACTCAGAGATCATGTATCTCACCAACGATACCAAGGTGACGGCTGAGGGCCGCGCACTCAATGACCTTGGGTTGACTCGGGAGTGCTGTCGTCGGCATCTGTTGACCCATCCTGGAGTCTGAATTCCTTCTTGGTGAATGATAAGCATGTCATCGTGTAGCGAGTATTTGGTGAGGCAGCAACTTCGCATTCCGAAGTACACGGACACACGTCCCAAGATGACATGTGGTCAGATGATCGAGATCCAGCGCCAACAGGCGGCAGCTGTGGTCTACGAAACGTTTTTACCTGCAACGGCGACGGTTACAACGCTCAACGCTCCCAGTACGCGTGGACCGTCATGTGCCACGATCGCCCGTGGCCACCGTGTGAAGGACGCATCTGCCTTCACGACGTATGCATCGTCCAGTGCGTCGGCGGCGATGTGGAACTCGAACAATGCCAAGGCAACATCCCAGCAAATTGTACCGGGTGTCTCGCAGATTAAGAACGAGAACTGCCTGGGCCCAGTGACGGTGGTCAGCCAGAACACGGTGGCGAACGGACAACAGGCTGCCAAGGCAGTGCCCAACACCCAGGTCAACCAGCTCATGGAGATTGGAGACAAGATGGTGATGTCGACGCTCCTCAACCCGAACGATCCGAACTTCCGCAAGGAGGACATTGTCGCCGCGGCTCGTCAGGCGATTGGTACCAACTGCTGCCCCGCGTGTGGCAAGATCGCATGGCAGCTGGGTAAGGTCAAGTTCACGACCACATGCACAGCATGTCCCGGAACCAATATGGGTGCCTACAACGCAGACGGCACTCGCCAGTGGAAGAGTGCTTTCATATATCCTACTGCAGTATCATAAGATGTTAACAGTCTACATCTATAATGCACCAAAACCAGTTGGGTGCTTTGATCTGTCGATGGAACCGCTCAGCGGACTCGCAGATGCTGCACTCGGCATTCTTTCCCACCACAAGACAGCCACGATCTGGTTTGGCTATCTTGAAGGGTGGATGCTTGATCCTATGGAAGAGACGCGCATGAGACCGGTAATTCGTGAGTTCGACTGCCACGTGATTACTCGCGAACCTATCTCCTTTTCACAGGCGTGGAAAAACGAAATGATGGCCATCCATTTACAGCCATCTCATGGAGCCCCCGACACTCACAACAATGGTGGTGCTGTACACAGCGAACGTACGTCTCAACACGAACCTCCTTCTGGAGTCCCTCCCATTGACGGAGTCCATCATTAAGATCGAGAAGCAGGGTGTTCCTGCACGAGGATCTTCAAAGCGTGACCTAATCAAACGCCGAGCAAAGAAGGCAGCCCCGAAGCGGACGACGGGGTTCGGACACAATTCCATCACCTTGGTCAGTCTGGACTCAGGTGATGGGACACTGAGGAACAAGGAGATTACAGTCAAGATCTTCCAGAACGGTGTCTTCCACCTGACAGGCGTACTTGACGAGCGGTACGACCGTTCGGTCATGAACCGACTACGCACCCACATCTTCGCATCCTGCCCAGAGGCAATTACCGGTGAGTGGACATCCGAGGTTCGCCGCGTGGTGCTGATGAACTACAAGACGCGGTTAACGGAGACCGCCAGTCTGTCGCGCGAGACGCTGTATTCCAACCTGCGCAAGTCGGGTGTTCGGACGGAGTACGAGCCGACCGTCTATCCAGCAGTGAAGATCTACTTCCCGGATGTGAAGTGGATCGCTAAGGTGTTCCGTACGGGAAACATCATTCTGACAGGAATGACTACACACGAGGAATGTGGTCGGTTGATGACCGCGTTAGAGCCACTTATACATTCTATGCCTTCACTGAATAATGGCGGAACCGCAGCGCATTGAGCTTACCCCCGAGCAGGTCGCAGAGGCTGAGCAGCACATCAATACCATCCAACTCACGGCCACAGAGCTTCAGGCACAGGTTCGGAATATGGATCATTCGAAGAAGAAGTGGCGTCATCTTCGCCCTGATGAGTTCAAGGAGAAGGTGAAGGCTGAGAATCAGCAGCTCTTTTTCAATTACCCGACCATCTGGCAGATGCACGTAGAGGATCGGTTGGATGCCACGTTTTTCGAGATGTTGGCACTGAAGCGTAAGATCGAGAAGGGTGAGATCACCGAGGAACAGGCGTCTGCGGCCGTAGGTCAGAAGCTGTTCCAGCGCTATGCACCGGCCGGAGTCCCCGGTGGAGCACCGACGCCCGGACCGACACCCATGTCGTATGCGGACTATTACAAGAAGTTTGGTGGAGCAGAATAAATAAATGAGCACAACGTACTCGGAGAAGGAACTTGCAGATCAGAAGATGCTACTAGACACGCTGGTTGGTGCATATGGGATGCATGTTGAAGGCTGCCTTCCTGGTCGCGGGATGGTTGCTATACTGACAGTTACGCCGCCGACCCGATGCAGCGACGGTGTACGCCGTCAACAGATACTGGACTACGTCGACTTTTTGATCCAGTCCCCTTCTATTGAGGAGAGGATTGCAGCAGCTGCAGAAGCGTATCCTGGAACTAGTGGGACGATATCGATCCAAGCAAACAATCTTGTATTCACAATTGCCAATTAGGCTATGCACCTAATAATTGCGCTCCAGCTAACTGTCAGATTTGCGCCAGTATTGTTGCCATATGCAATTCCCAATCCATTGATGAATCCAATATAGGGCGTACCAGTGTAGCTATAGAGCGTTTGTATAAAGGTGGTATTGCTAATGAAATACGCACCGCCTATAGAGGCATATCCGGGTGGGGAATGGTACACCATTTCAACAATGTATGCAGTGCTCGCATATGGTGAACCGGATAAGTTCCACACGTATGTGGCAACACCGTTTGAACAAAACGTGCTCCCATTGATCGAATAAAATCCCTGTAGAGCGGATATTGTAGCCGGACAAGATATGCTCTTGTTGCTAAATGTGATACTGTGTATGGTGCTTCCCGAGAAAGCACTCGTTCCCGTGATAATGTTTGAGCTATTTATGGTTCCATTCACATCCAACATATAGGATGGCAAAGTTTCAGTGGTTCCAATGAATACACCGTTCGAAGCAAAAACTGCTATGTTGCTTCCAGATACTGCTCCCGTGCGAATGCGAACGGTCGTCCCGCCGACATAGGTCATATCGTTTGATCCAAAGTAAAATCGGTTGCAACCAACTGTTTCGTTCGTAGTGTACCAGTTACCGTATGTAAACGCCTTCCCAAGGTTGAGAAGAGTAGCGTTGGCTGCGTTACCTGAACATGAACTCGCCGTGGTTGCAGTCGCTGCGTTGCCGGTGCACGATGCCGAGCTGCCTGAGCAGTTGCCCGTGACGTTGCCGGTCAACGCACCTGTGAACGTGGTCGCGTAGACGTTTGCCCATAGCCCAGTCGTCGCAGTTCCCAAGTTATACGTATTGTTCGTGGTTGGATTGATGGTTCCGGACGTAATGCCGTTCGTACTTAGTCCAAGTGCACCGCTTGACGTGATCGCTCCACATCCGATAGTTCCCACCGTGATATTCGGCGTACCTGTTAATCCACCCGCAGTACCCGACACGTTGCCCGTGACGTTGCCAGTGAACGTGGTCGCGTAGACGTTTGCCCACAAGCCAGTCGTCGCAGTTCCCAAGTTATACGTATTGTTCGTGGTTGGATTGATGGTTCCCGACGTAATACCGTTCGCACCTAATCCAAGTGCACCGCTCGACGTAATGGCTCCACATCCAAGCGTTGTGATACCCGATACTGCGCCGTTGTTCAACGTCACGCCACCCACCTGATTCGATGTCGTGGATGTCGTGGTGATCGCGCTTGTATTTAGTACTGTGCCGTTGTACGTCAGGGTTCCACTAGGCGTTCCATTGATCGAGGTCGTCGTGCCGTTTGCAAGAAGAACATTGTTTGATGTGAAGTTCGTTACGGTCACGCCGGGTCCGACGGGTCCAGTGTTGCCCGTGAACCCTGTCGAACCGGTCGGTCCGGTGGGACCAGTCGGACCTGTCGACGCAGTGGGACCCGTATTACCCGTGAATCCAGTCGGACCTGTCGACGCAGTAGGACCCGTGTTACCCGTGAACCCAGTGGAGCCAGTCGACGCAGTAGGACCCGTGTTACCCGTGAACCCAGTGAACCCAGTCGACGCAGTAGGTCCCGTGTTGCCCGTGAATCCAGTCGGCCCGGTAGGTCCCGTTGGACCCGTTGGACCCGTTGGACCCGTGTTACCTGTGAACCCTGTCGAACCGGTATTCCCCGTGAACCCCGTAGGTCCTGTCGGACCCGTAGGTCCAGTGTTACCCGTGAACCCTGTCGAACCGGTAGGTCCTGTTGGACCCGTTGGACCCGTGTTACCCGTGAACCCTGTCGAACCGGTAGGTCCCGTTGGCCCCGTGTTACCCGTGAACCCAGTGGAACCAGTAGGTC